TTGCCATTGTTGCAATACAGCCAAGCTGCAAAATTGTACCAATGCTCTTGATCATCTGGTGTGTATAGCCAAACATCAGCATTGCTTCCAGCGCAAGCATAAAGACAGAATGTGTACCATTCCTCATCCCTCTCCACTGCCGAATAGAGGGCGTGGAGGTCGACGATGTTGTTGAAGGTTGGATTAGAAAGGTGTTTGATGAACTCATCAGTCCCTACATCTGTGAACCAATACTCTTTCCCACAAGAACAAACATGCAAGGAAGCATCATCATATTTGGTCATGTCTTCATGCCAACACTCCTTCAGCACCACTTCCGTCAGGAACTTCTTGCAAGATTCAGTTAGCATTTTCAGCCTCCCTCTTTAAATCTCTCCACATCGTCCACGATCCGCACTTTGAGCCCTACTTTAGGTCCTTTCTACCAGAGACTACCAATATTGATAAAATCGTATCCCATCATCATCGCAAGCCGGCCTCTTTGACTGAGCAGAAATGATATTCTTCAACTTGGCAATCTCAGCAGCTAACACATGAAGCTGAAACATTGCTGCGTCTATGGCAGGATGATCAGACAGGCCTTTGATGGCAGCCTCCAGCTTCTTGATCTTGGCATCGGCTTCGGAGAAGAGGGCGTACTTGCCATCATCAGCCTCGCACACTGCGTCCTTTCCATCGTTCCACCACGGAGCAACATTATAGCGTTTCATACTTCCTCCTTTCGTCGCGACAGCTGTTCCCGATCAAGCTTATCCCTTTCCTGGCTTTGGGCAGTCTGTATGAAATTGATGATGCCTCCTAGAGACTCTGCTCTTTTAGAGTCTTTCTGACGATATTCGGCCTCTGCCTTCTCCGGGTCAAGAATATACTCCTGCACGGCATTAGCCAAATCCTCTTTAGTCGAAAAACCAGCCACTTGGCATCCAATTACTACCACAAATCCTCTTATACCCTGTTTTACTGTGAATTCTCTCATTCCATTTCTCCCTTCTATTCTGTGGGCAGGAATACCGTCTATGGGCACAGACATTCCTTGCGGCATCGACTACAGACTACCAAGGTACTGGATTGTTCCCCTTGTCTGCCTCATAGCTTGCCTTGCCCTATCGTACCGTTGTTTTAGCGGGCAGTCCCGTCGCTAATCTTACCGCACCTTATGGTAGTAAGTGGTTACACTCCCAGGATACGCGATTTCCTCGTATCCATAGGATGCCATCTTTACAACCTTATAGGTATTTATCGCATACATCCCCAGTGAAAACAGAAGGATCGTTGTAGCAATAATTCCTATAACCCATATCCAACGGCTATCTTCGCTATTCATACATTTCCCCCTTTCTTATTCTGACCGTGGCTTAGATTCCCCACCTAAGCTACCCCCTGTAATCACCGGCGATCCTAACCTAATGACGCGATGTCAGTCGCGTGCTTACTTGGATCGGCGTCTCACAACCGGCGCTGACACGCCGCACGGTCATTTACTTTATTTTGTTAAAAGGGTGTATCTTCTTCTTGGACTTCTACTGCACCTCTCCCTGAAGTACCAGCCAGGTACTTCTGCACCGTGTTCTGATCTCCGTACTCGTCGGTCTTACGAACTCCAACGATGAGCCAGCCTTCGAGACCAACGAGGTCTTCCTCCCAGTCGAAGGGACGACTGTAGTCGAGACCAAAGGATGCAGCGAAGTTCTTAAACTTCCTCAGCGATCCGAGACGTTGCTTCTCGTTTTCGAGCTTTTGAAGATCAGCAAGGTCCCAGAAGAAATCGTTGAACTCTTTGGCAAGCGGTTCAGAAGGAACATCGAAGACAGGCTGGTACCACTGTGCATTGTTCTTGTCACTGACCCCTGAGCGAATAGAGATGATGCGCGCCTTGACTTCGGTTCCCCTTTTGAGGACCATAGCCTCAGGTACTTCGTTGATTTCCTTCTCCATACTGCTGTAATCTGCTAACGGACTCATAGTTTGCTCCTTTCAAAAATTGTTAGTGGTTAGTAGTGAGTGCTTATAAATCTTGTTTTGGTTCAGATGGTCACCTCCTTTCCGTAGATACTGAAGATTACTAGGTCGTCTATCTTAACGGTAATCTGTGTTGGGTATAGATCTGAATCTCTAGTGGTAGTAGTGAAAGAAGCGTCAGGAGGAAATAGAGATCTGACATCTTGAACATGGATGTTTCCTTCGCATTGAGTTATACCTATAACACCGTATAGCTTACTGCATGTCTTGTACTGAGTAAGAAGACCTTTGAGATCCTCTATCATCTGTTCAACCTCTTTCTTTTTCATCTTATTCTCCTTTCATCTTGTTAATGAAGCGGTTGAAGATAGTTTCCTTAATTCTCTTAGCCTTCACCTTTGGCTTTCTCATGTAGTTCAGAGGAAGCCTAAGGAAAACTTCTTGATCATCCCTATTCCATATAGGAATAATCCAATAAGGTACCGAGTTCATCTTTACCTCCTTTCTTTGTAAGATCGTTTAATGGTTAAACGGTCTGAGGCACGAGCTTAGGCTTGTCCTCAGAGTTAAAGCCAGCCTTTCTTAATAGAGCTTTGATGTTAGGTGGTTCGATAGAACTGAGCTTACCATTCGCTTTGAGCCGAGAACGAGCGTTGTAGGTGCCAAGAGAGTCAATGAGCATCTCACGCTGAGGACCTTCACGACCTTCTTTGCCAGTGAGAACGTAGATCTCGTCAAATAGAAGAGGGATGGTGACAACTGCTTGGCCAACAGTGTAGAAGCGATACTTGACATCTTCTCTCACAACGCCAGTTTTGGTGTCGACTGAGATGACCTTCCTAATCTCTCGAAGATGGCCAGTTAAGATAAAATCACAAGGGAGGTTCATTAACTTGCGAAGATAGTTAGTCATGAAAGTCTTCTGTGGTACATAGTCGCGGCGCATCTGAGGAGTCTCACCAGCTCGACTGTTCTCACCAAGGCCATAGTTCATTACTGCTTCGCCGAAGGTCGTTGCACTGTCAAGGCAGTAAGTTCCAAACATATTGTAGTATTTGATGTTGAACCTAATATCGACGTTCTTCATCCACTCTGCAAAGGCCTTTGGGTCGTAAGGGTCGTCATTCTCGTAGCGAGTGTCAGCGACTACATCTCCACTTTCAATGAGGTCCCTTAAACATTTAGTCCCTCCCGGATCAAAGCTGTCAACGTGGATAGGTTTGCGACAAGTCCTTAGTAAGTAGGTCTTGCCAGCGTTTGTTTCTCCAGTAATCAAGGCACTAAAGCGCTTTTGGAGTGGGTCTTTCCTGTAAAAATCAGTAACACGCTTGAGTTCTGCTGAAGCATCATAGGGCATAAGTTGTACTACCTCCTTTCAAATGTAAGGTCTTTTTTAACTGCTGACTCTCTCTTTGTAGGGTCCCAAAAATCTTCTCGAAAACCTAAGGGCGGCTCATATGATAATTGAAGTGGGTTTGGCCAGCAGATGCAATAGTCGTGATAAGGACAGCCTCTGTAATCAGTACAGCTTGTAGGGTTCATAGGAAAAGCCATCAGAACTTCGTCTCCGTCAGACGAATGAAAGAGCCTATCCATATCTCTCTCGATTTCATCGAGAAGATTATTAACTGTCCATAACCAAGCATTCATTTGCTCTGGAGTTTTGTAAGCTGGAACTCGACGAAGAGTTACATGATAACCAGCAGGACGAGCAGAACTTCCACGTTGAAGATATGCAAATCCTGAGCCACAAAACTCAACACCAAGAACTTGATCAACTGGGAACATACAATAGAGGCAATGAGTGTAAGTTCCATTCTGGATTGAGAGGAAGAACTGATCAGTCCATTGGCGACCTATGATGTACTTTTCTGAAGTTGTCTTGTGATCCCAAGAGAAGATGCGACCATCTTCAATCCTTTCCATGATAGAGTCCATTCGATAGTGAAGGAAACGCTTATCGTCAACAGGGACTTTGCCAGAGATTTCAAGCATCTTTTCACCATCAAGTTCAATGACCTTGTTAAGGATAAGATCATCCCTACGCTCGTCAGCGAACTTTATTAAAGCATTGAGGACGGCAGTAGGTGTCTTTGGAGTGTAGAGTGAATCAGTTTCTTGATCAAAGTACTTTCGGTAACAAGTGAGGAAGGCCTCCATAGCGCCACTTACATCTTCATATCCGTGACGAAGCTGATGTTCACGAGCTTTGTGATAAGATTCACCAAAGTGAAGGTCATGAGCTGGCATGTCAAGAGTCCAGCCTAAGATATAGCGATAGAAGTAATAGCGGTGACATCGGAGGTAATCGTCAAGCTTTGACGAGTCCTTGATGTCCCAAGAAGGATGATATTCTAGCATTAGACAGGTACTCCTTTCTTACGCAGAAAGATGAGATAGTCTTTGAAGACTGAGATTACCACAGGCTCAAGATAGATTATATTAGCCGGATTACCACCTACTCTGTCAGCAGTGGTAAGGATAATACCTTCACCATCGTAGGCAGCATAGACACCGTCGCCAAGATATTCTTCATACTTGTATTCTGGCATTGGTCTATCCTTTCCTAATAAGATGAAGGTCCATCAACTCCTGAGTGAGACGGAGGATACGCCTTCCAAGTTCGTTTATTAAATAAACGATCTTTTCGGCATCTGTAGGCATTTGCTGAGAATGTTCACGCTGAAGAACATCCCTTCTCCACTGCCGCAAAACTCTTTCGCTTATCATCTTTCATTCTCCTTTCATTTAATGTATTATTATGGTATATTAACACAACTATCGGCACTTGTCAAGCACTAATGTTTTATAAGACATGGTTCCTTTCAACATAAATTCCATCTTTAAACAGTAACAGATTTAGCTTCCCATGCTTCTTCGCGAATATAGCACAGGCAATACTATTCATTACATTGAGGGAGCAAGGAACTATGTAATCGCTATCATTGGAGTCCTTCAGTTTATCCTTAAACTGTCTTACCATTGAGTTCGTTGCATAGCGATTCATAGAACCTTCAGATAGAAAGATAACCTCACCATACTTCTTTGCAGGCTCAAAGTCGTGTGCGCTCTTGTTTACTACAAAGACTCTTTTCATAGCTATTCATCCTCCTCTGGATTGAGATTAAATGAGCCCCTCGGAGAACTTGGCTGTGGTTTGTTAATTAGATCCAAGATACTAGAAGGCGCCGTAGATTTTACTTCGTCCTTTTCAAACCTTCTATCGCGTAAGTCATCTGTACCAAATGATCTAGAAGGTTTTGAAGGCGAAGGTGAGACGACGAAGGGTTTACACAGTTCGTTTAATGATTGAACGAACTTATCCGCTCCCTCTATCTTATCTGCTAAGATATCATCTTCGTAGGAGATAGGAAGGTCAAGGCACTTGTGGTAGAGGACAATGTTTACCACTGTTCCATACTTTGGAACGGCTCTCCTAACAAGATGCAGTTTAAGGCCACAGTTGGCACAGTAGATATTCATTGATCTTCTCCATTTTAATAGTCCTCTACATTTCTGATAGTCACCCTACACATCTCCCAAGGACTTGCTTCTGGATTGATGACTTGAACGATGCACTCAATATCAACTCCGATGGAGAGTAGGCCGGCCACCTCAGAGCTGAACTTCTTCGGTACATAGCCGAGATGGATACTTTCGATTCCATCTGGCGTTTCAAAGTTGTATTCGATCTTGACAGCGTTAGGATCGAACTTATTCTCGGGTTCAGGGATGAGATCAAGGTGGTTCCCTTCCTTAATAGCTCTCATGCCCTTAAGAGTCTGCTCCCGAGGTCTGAACTGAACTCCGGCGATGTAGAAAGTCCTATTCATCTTCCTTTTCCTCCTCTTCTATGTATTCGAGACAGTAAGGGCAAAGAAGTTCACCATTATACTTTGTCAGTTCCTCTTCGATATACTCCTCTTCACAACACTCACACTTTGCCATAGTTCACTTCCTTATTTATAATGTCTACGAAAACCGGAAAGCGTGGGACATTCCTTCCGGAAGTTATATGTTGATACTTTACGCGAGCAAAGTTTCCCACTAACTCGTCCCGAGTTTTCCAGAACTCGTTTCGTTGATCTCGTGTAAAGCCAGTTCCGACGTTAAAGAGGTGGCCATCGCCACTTTTACACACAAGTGCACCGAGTGAATCTTTGGACATTCCATCTACTGTAAACTCTTCCTCGAACCGAACTATTTCATAGACATCTTCTTTCTTAGGCTTAAATTTCATAACATAGGTTGACCGCTTCCTTTCATAAGGAGCAGCTACATGACGAACTATGATCCCTTCATAGCCCATATTTACTATTGAGTCGTAGGCTTTTGTTACTTCATCTAAGGATTCACAAAGGTAAAATGGCGCAACTTTTATCCAGGGATTAAGGTTATGAAGGTTTTCGATAATGAGAGTGCGCCTCATCTGAGGTTCACTATTGATTATGTCGAAGATATGATATTGGATCTTTTGGTGATCAGGATGAATGTTAACTTGACGAGAGGTGACTGAGACTATCTCCTCAAATGGAAGACCGTGGGTGTAAAGTTCACCATCTAACTCTGCTCTTATCCCAAGACGCTGCAAGGCGATGTTGATGTGAGGGACACCGAAGATGATGTTCTCCTCACTTGATAATAGCATGAAGCCTTGATCCATTGAAGTTTGCAAAGGGATGGCACGACACCTTACACCATCGTACTTTGGTTGGACTATATATGGAGGATGCCATTTAGCTAAGCGCTTTTCCTCAAAAGGATAACACTTCATTATTCCTTTCCAGCGTTGATATTCAGGCATTTCCGGTCACCGAAGTTGTCCTAGAATGTACATTTTCAAAGTTAAGAAGAAACCCTCCAGCCTTAAATTAGCGCTGGAGGGCACCTTCCCAGCTAGGTTACTTCTTCTTCGCCCGATCCTTAAGCTCAGCAAGCATCTTCGCCTGCGCCTCAGGAGTGGCGGCCTCGAACTGGGCAAGGTAGGCCTGGATAGGATCGACCTTGACACCCTTCTGAGACACACCCATCTTCGCACCAGACAGACGGGTTTGGAGAGCTGTGGCACTCTCTCCCTTCCTCATCCCAGATCTCATGTTACCCTGGAGGGTGACGACCCAGTTGGCAATAGCGTTGGTGAGAACTGCCTCTCCACCAAACATGGCGATGGCTTCCTCTGCGGTCTCAGGAGCATCGACTGTGATAGTGTAAGGGCCGACAGCGGCTGTGATAACCTTGTCACCTTCCTTCTTCTCCGGAACCAAAGCTTCCACACTCAACTTCTTCATCTTCCTTACCTCCTAATTGAAAGTTAGTTGTTTTTGAGATCGGTTAATGAATAAACGATCTCGCCAAAAACACCTGTAGGACTGCTATTTTGTTCGATAGCTAACGAATTGCTCTCACCTCCTTTCATAGTTTCTTACATCACTGACTTTGCACAAATGTCGCTTGGTATGGATATACATTAACATAACTACAGGGTACTTGTCAACGTACAATTTGGTACATTTGCTTTCCCTTATTCGATTGTAACTTCAAGACTTCCCTTTGGATTGCCCTCCTTTCGTGAGATAGACTGTGGAACATAGATAACCATCCAGTCAGGTTCACCTTCTTTTCCATGTTCATAGCGATCACCACCGCTTTTCTTTGCAGGTCGAACGAGTTTGAATGTAAGCTTCATTGTCTTTCTCCTTTCATCAAGTTAACTGGTTTACCATCCTTTACAATCCAGATTACAGGCCCACTTTTGGCAGCTCTTGGTTTGAAGTTCTTTGGTTGAGGGCGATAGAGACAATTTGTGTACAACTGCTGATCTTCACAGTAAGCTGCAAGGACTTCAATCGTATCAAGATCCATAGCAAACCTCCGTTATTCTTCTTCAACAATCTCTTTATCCTCATCTTCAAACTCATCCACGAGGTCTTTGACCTCCTCACTTTCGTCAGTTATCGCGATCCCTAATCTCTGAGCGATATCCCTTATTTGATCCAAGGTCAGCTCAGCTGGCTTTTGCTCCTTTCGTCTCTCACCTGCAGGTGGTAGTCTTTTCAGACGACCGTCTTCCTCTGCAAGCTGTGTATCTACTTGGCGGTAGACACGGAGCTTCTTGTGATACTCTTCGAGGGCATTCTTAGCAATATCCTCTGTAGCTTTGCAGTGAGCCCAAGCATCTTCAGCTTCTTTCTGAGCCTTGTACACAGTTAGCTTGTCCATAGAATCTCCTTTCATTTGAGATCGGTTAATGGTTAAACGAACTTATCCGGCCACCTTAACAAACTTATTTGCTATCTTTACATACATCTGACCTTGACCCTGTCCAACTCCAACCCCTTGCATTACGAAACAGATTGGACACATCACTGCCCAAGGTCCTTCGATTGTCTTTCCATCAATAAGGCAGTCCTTTATCTCTTGATGGCAGAAATTGCATGTTCTATCTCCTATCCACTCAGGCATTGTTCACCTCCCATCTTCTCTTATTATCTTCCATTACATAGTTCCTTACAAATCTCTCAGACATTCCAACTTTCTTTGCACACTGACGGATAGCGTTCTTCAATGCCTTCCTTTCACTATCAGTGCAGGTCAAGAATGTCAGCACTTCACCTGACCAGTTTATGAGAACCTTAAATCTCATAGCCAACCTAATAGACAATAAACTACAAACGCCACAGCGCTTGCTGCAAGAATAATGACGCTTGCTGTATCAACAGATTTCTTTCCCTCTACCTTTTCCAGCTGCACCAGATACGACCCAACTCTGATAAATCTATGAAAGCAGCTAATCTCCTTCTGACCACTTATAGTCTCTGGACCATAAGTGATCTTTCCCTTCCCATCGCAGTGCTGGCACTTCTTCATCTCATTCACCTCCTTTTATTTATATTATATCATATCTCCACCCATCTTGTCAATAACTTTCTCACCTCAAAATGCATCAGTTTGCATTTACCCTTCTCCGCTGCAATCGAAGTTATTGATACTATCGCTGATACTATCGCTGATACTACTATGACACGCCTTTCGGCGGTTCATCTTCTACCACAGGCAATTCAGATCGGTTATTAATTAACCGGTCTAATTCTTCATTCTCTAACTTATCACGTTCGTGGATAGCCTTCATGCGCTCCTCTATCTCAGGTGAGTCGTAGATACTAATAGCCTTATCAATGAGCTCTTGCATCTTGTTCCCTTTACTTGGTCTATCTATATCATTCTCTCTCCTTTTCTCTAAGAGCTTTCCAAGCTCAGCTCTCCTATCTGACAGCGTTATATTGTGCAGCACATTCTTATTCCCTCTCCCTCCTCTATTCAAATCTACATTAAACCTCCTTATCAGCATCTCTCTTGCTTCAATTGTATCTTCTACTATCTGTACATCTCCACTTGACACCAAGAACTCTACCATCACTTCCAATGGCCTTCTCACAGCCTGACTCATATGGAAGGCACGTTCACCTTTTAAGTCCATCCATCTTGTCATCGTAGCCAACACTCTCGAATCCATCCAAACCTGCACCAACACATCTCCTTTATAATTCAGCGGATTCAGCACACTCTTTCCCTTCGTACTATCTTCCTTATACTCTCCACCTTTATCCTTACTCATACCAACTCCTCCTTCCGTTAATGTCCCACTGTAGTGCCTTAATGCTATTAGCCCCCCCCCCACCCATACCGGTTTAGCCTATTAGTTGTATGTATACAACTTATATACCACCTATATATATATCCTACATATATATATCTCTTAGGGACTTCTAAGTCTCCAAAATGGGCATGGGTGGGTAGGCATCCAGCATTACAGCATTACATTGTCACATTAACATCATAGCATACCTATACGCATACGACAAGGTACATTATGGTACATTTTCAGAGACCTTCGCTGAGACAGTGTAGATTAACCTGAGAGGT